CAGTAACTTACTTGAGAAACCGCACCCCTACTGCCAACAAGAAGCTCACCAGTGGCCCATGAGAGCCGACCTGGAAGAAGGCCAGTCTCAAAGACCCCTGGCCGTTTGATACACTCAGCAACTGACTGCAACTGACTTTGCCTATTGGGGGCGGGTCTAGCACGCTCAGGGGGAGCCATCCTTGTAGCAGGGACATCATCATTCACGCCAACGAGACCTTCATCTGCCATGAGGGGCTTCACCTCTGGAGGGGGAGCACTATCCATTTGTGAAACAATGTCCGGATTGCCCCACAACCCCGGGTCCCGGGAAGGGTCAAGAACCTGGAAGTCAACGTCCGCAAAACTGGCCATCACTTGAACCCTAGCAGTACTCGACTCAGGCAATGTGGCATCTCCAACAGTGAGTTCATTGAGCACAAACACACTCAAAGAACCCAGAAAGTCTGGGCTTTGGGGTTGGAGCCGACTACGAAAGTGCACATAGGGAATAGTCAACACCACTTCCTTAGTGGTTCCAGCAGTTATCAACACATGTGGGGAAACCAACCAGTCATTCACATATGGGGCGACTCGAGTGCCAACATCAACAGGATCCATCATAGGCGTGAAAACCACAGCCAACTGGCCAGCCTGAAAAGGTTGCGACTGCAGAAGCACTTTAATGTTAACTTTTGCTCGGTTGAAAACAAAAGAATCAAAAGCTCTCTGCATCGTTGAAGAGACCACGAGGTCTTGAGGGACTCGGAAAGTGGCTAAAGATGTGGCATGTGTCTGGCTTGTGTCCCAGGTGATTGACCTCACAATTTGGAATCGTGAGGCAATAGACCTAAAACTCAAAGCCAATTCAGCATTATCATCAAAACCCATAGGTGCCGCCAACTGACGACCTCCTGTTGCTTCTTTGGTCTCGACGAGCTCCTGGAAGGAAACCCCATTAGAACCAGAGGGGTCTGCACCATTAACAGCTGAATCTCTCACACGCTCCATCTGTGACTCAATCTCTGGGTCAGACAAGAGCGCGCAAAAATCACACATCCCTTCAGACTCAAACAAGGGCAAATCACAAGCACAACGTTTCATCTCAGCAACAACAAAACTCTGCCAGTTGCCGGTGTGAGTAGCACACATGCCATTTGTGTCCACAGGCCTTGTGCAACGAGGAACGCCACACAAGTGGTCCCCTTGCAAAGCTAAGGCTCGCTTGAGTGCACGATTAAGCGGTCTGGCCACAATGACTGGTGGGTCAAAGTCAGTGTCAGGTGAGTCCTTGCCCATAAACGTTGAATCATGGAGAAGTCCTTTCAACCACAATTGCCTACAGGTACCATAGTCAATAATGGGCATGCGCAACCCAACTGAGTGCATTTGCCCAACCAGCTCGTCTCGCTTCACCGAAAAATCCCGTTCACCCGCACAAAAGTATCGACGCAAACAAGCATCAATCCGCATCTGTATGGCCATGGGTGCTGGCATGCCAGTGGTGACAAACTTCAGAGTTCGATGCATATCCACCCAGTTTGGCACTGGATAGTAGATCTGACCTGGCATAAACCCGGGCTTGACAGCAGTTTTGAGTTTCAAGAACTGACAATCAACAATGGGCTTAAGTTTGTAGTCCGGCTCGGTTTTGGCTGCTGGAGTGTAGGTCACACCCATCGAGCCAAAAGCCTTCTTCATGCTGGTAAAGTGCACAAAAGGACCAATGGTAGGGCTCACTGACGCCACATGATCATCAGCATAAGAAACCAAACACATGTGGGTGAAATAGCCAGCACCAGAACCAAGGTGTGCAATTGCTGGCTCAGCGCGTGCAACTCGCAAGAAAGCAACACCAACCAAGACAATACACAAAGGGGTCCCAAGAAGCTCAGCAGTGCCAAAAGTGCCAGATGGGGTTTCGTAATCCTGACGAACAACGAAGTCACCGACAGCCAACAACGTGTTGAGGGTGACATCAAACATAATCCGACGGGCCCTCTTGATTTCCATTGGTTCAGGTTTGAGATTATAAAAAGGAGCAATCATTTCATCAAAAATGGCATCAGCCACTTCCTTATTGAACAATGCTTCAAACTTCTTAAAATCTCCATCAAAACCAAATTCACCTGTAGTTTGGAGCCGCCTGATCATCACTTCCCACTCAATTGAGTGGGTCGCCATTCCCACAGCACAAGGGAAATGACCACGGGTAGACCGCATGTGATCAACAAAAGCTCCAAACAATTGTCGCATAATGACAGTGTGCAACATGGGTGCAGCCTTAACATTACGCGAACGTAGTGCGACAATCTTCCTCAGTGGTAAAATCTCATCCTTGATAAAACAAGAAAAGATGAAATTCGGTACACCACCAATCAAAAGCAAATGCCACAACTGTTCGTACTCCTGTTT